ACTCGATAGTGCTAGACATATATGTAAGATACCATTCGTGCCGACTTCGGGCTTTAGAAGCGAAATTTACGAGCGAGAGCAGGGCAGGGATGGCACGAGTTCACACACCAAAGGGCTGGCCATAGACTTAAAGGCTACTACTTCGACTGCACGGTTTAAGATTATAAACGCACTTATTTCTATTGGTCTGACTAGGATAGGGATAGGTGAAAATTTTATACACGTAGATATGGATAAAACGAAAGCACCAAAAGTAATTTGGCACTATTATGGATAAACAAGAACTTAACCAAGTAAAATACGATATTACAAAACTTGAAGCTATGATAGAAGTATTAGCTAAAGACATACAAGATATAAAAGAAGCTTTACTAGGTAATGACTTTGGAAATGAAGGCTTAGTAAAAAAAGTGCAAAGTAATGAAAGAAATATAGCAGAATTGGTTAAGTTTAAACAAAAGATAGTAGCCTACGCCACTGGTTTAAGTGTGGGGTCGGGTGCTTTAGTTAATTATCTAATGGAACTGATAAAATGAAGAAACCACTAAAAGACTGGAAAGTTATACAACTGATTCAAAAGACTGTAGCAGGTGAAAACAAAATAGGTGAAGTTATTCACGGTGCTTTAGATATTCTACCTATTCCGAACCAGCCACTAGGTAAACTAGTTAAGGCTATTTTGAATGGCCAATGGCAGGAAACTAAAAAAGAAATTTTAGAAGCTTTTACGCTTCGTAACATAGTAGCTATTTCATTAACTACTTCGCTTATTATGGGATGGCTAACACCTGAAGATGTGCAACAGTTTATGCAAGTGCTAAACGAACTTCTATAATTCCTATTTGTTATTGATGTACTAGGCTTTGAACGGCCTAGTATTTTTTTATGAAAAACACCGACTACATAACTTGGAAGGCTTTCGACAATAAGCGCAGGACTTTTGAACGTTATGGCCAAAGGGTATTTTACCGAGCGTTAAGAAAGCAACTAAAGCAATACCTAGACGAAGTAGATAGAATTAATGCGATAGACTTTGATTTAGAAGGCGTAATAACTACCGAACCAATGGCCGAAGCCTACACTAAAGTCTATAAAAGGGTGTTAAAAGTGTTTAGCCAAGAATCCTACGCCAAAGTAAAAGAGAGCATAGAAAAAGAAGTAGGGGTAGATTGGGATGTACTTATTGAGCAGTGGATAGCAGGAAATTTAATACTTAATGCTTCCGATACTACTAGCAAAATAGTACTAGTTACTAATAGCACTAAAAAGGGTGTAAGGGCAGCGGTAGCAGTAGCATTAAAAGAAGGCACATCTATACCACGTTTTGCAAGAGAATTAAGCCGTATGCCTGACTTTAGTATGAGAAGGGCCACACTAATAGGTAGGACTGAGATAGTAGCGGCTTCCAACGCTGGTTCTGTTTTAGGTGCGCAGGCTTCGGGTGTACCCACTAGAAAAATATGGCTATCAACCCAAGACGATAGAACGAGAGATTTACACATAGAGGTAAACGGGCAGAAAGTGCCTAACTTAGAAACGCCTTTTAATGTGGGTGGGGATGAAATGCAATATCCGGGAGATGCTTCACTAGGTGCTGACCCTAGCAATACAATTAACTGCAGGTGTACGGTTATATACGAACCTTATGACGATAATTTTTAGTTACAATAGGCCCGACTTATTAACAAAGGTAGTGGAGCAATGCCCAGAAAAGCCCGTAATTATAGACGATGGTTCTAGCTTCGACCCTATGCCTATAGCTAAGAAAAGCTACTTCCATAGATTAAGACACAAAGGCAAAGAGCAGTTTTTTCTTAACTGGCAGTATGCCTTTAAGATATGCGCAGAAAGTACAGACGACTTTTTTTTATTCCTACCTGACGACTTTCTAAACGTGGATTACAAAACGATAGAACAGATACATACTAACGCCAAAGGTAAGTATATATATAATTTATTGAATGATGGTAGGCCACAATGCTGGACACCGATAAAGAAAAAAGAAACAACCGTAGCAGGGGTAGATTCTTATCGGGTTAGCTACTGCGATGGTGGGTACTTCACCAATAGAGAAACTTTAGAAGCTATACACTTCGAGCAGGAATTTATTTCTTTTAGGCGCTTCGATAGGGAAGATATTTCTAGCGGTGTGGGTGAAACGCAAAGCCGTAGATTCTGGAAGCTAGGGATTCCTATGTACTGTCCTAAAAAAAGTTTATGTTTTCACGGTGAACACGATTCTGTAATGCACTACGAACTAAGAAAAAAAGAACCACTTAAAAGTTTATGAATAAACTAGGAATCATAGCGGGGCTATTGTGTTTAATATATGCCCTTATTTACGACTACCATTTAGCTATTATTTTGCTACTGTATTTTGTGGCTAGTAAAACCGATGTAGTTTTATTGATTGACAAAAAAATAGAACTATTAGTCATTGAACTAAGCAAAAAGTTATAACTATTGGACATTTCAGCCAACCTTGCCACGATAGAAGCCCGTAAAGACACCCTACAAGAAGTGGTAGATTCTTTACGCTTCCAAGTAGATGTAGTGCGTGTATATGGGAACGACTACGTGCCACAGTTACAAGGCGATAACGTAGAAGTATATAGCGGACCTGACTACACCGATAACGCTAAATTCTTTTGGCTTCCAATAAGCAAAGGGCTTTACCTTTCGTGCGATGACGATATAATTTACCCACCGGACTACGTGGCTACGATTCTAAAGGCACGTAAAAAGTACCCTAACACTTGGTTAACCTTTCACGGTAGGAAGCTAAAGGGCTTGAATTTGGACTACTACACCGAACACCACAGTTACCAATGCCTACGAGAGGTGCAAGGCGACTATGAAATAGATGTAGCAGGTACTGGGGTTTCAGCCTTCGATACTGACCTAATAAAGTTTGACCCTTTACGATGGGATGATTACAGAATGAGCGACCTAATGGCTTCTTTGGAGTGCGCTAAAAAGAACATTAAAATAATATGCTTAGGCCATAAAAGATTCTGGATAACGAGCGCAGAAACCCACCTAGTGCAAGCGATACACGAGAGAGAAAGCAAAAACACTAGACAGATTCAGCTGGCTAATGTGATTTATGAACTTGTTGCCAAAAGCAGATAGCAAACATAAGCAGGGCCTGAATATCGGCCTTATCTACTGCCCAATTATTATCTAATTGCTCTTGGACTCTATTTATTAGCTTTTCCATAGTTAAAATAAAGGTTTAGACAAACTACCTATATGAATTGTAAAATGATGTAAAAAATGCGTATTTTTAGAACAAACCAATTTTATGAGTTATACCGATTACCCAAAGGCTGCTAGTAATAACGCAAAACGTGCTTTAAAGTACCGTGAGGAAAGCGGTAACCCTAAAGACTGCGGTACACCAGTAGGCTGGGCTAGGGCTAACCAATTAGCTAAACGTGAACCAATAAGCGAAGATACCGTAAAACGTATGGCCTCATTTAACCGGCATCGACAACACAAAGATGTTCCTTATAATGAAGGATGTGGTGGTTTGATGTGGGATGCTTGGGGTGGTACTTCGGGTGTAGATTGGGCGATTAGAAAAAGTAAAGAAATTGATGAAGAAAAAAACCTAACTATTGACAGTATGAACTTACCATATAAAACCAAAACCACTAACGCAGCCGTAAAGGGTGTGGATATGGACCGCAGGATAATAGAAGGCTACTATTCTATTTTCGACTTTAAAGATTCCGATGGTGATGTAATGCTAAAAGGGTGCTATGAAAAAACCCTTAAAGAAAATGGACCTAATGGTAAGAACAGAATAATGCACTTGTACCAGCACGACCCACTACAAGTACTAGGTAAGCCAATGACCCTAATGGAAGATGAACGTGGCCTATACTTTCGTACTATGATAGCGGACACCGAACTAGGTAACGATGTACTTAAACTATACCGTGATGGAATACTTACCGAACATTCGGTAGGTATTAACTTTATTCAAAGAGAATACGACAGTCAAGAAGATTCTTACTTGGTAAAAGAAGTTAAGATGTGGGAAGGCTCTACGGTAACGTGGGGTGCTAATGAAATGGCCGTAGGTGGTATGGCTAAAGGCTCACAGAAAGACCAAGTAGATACATACAAAGAACTTACTAAAGCCTTCTATTCTGGCGACTATACAGACGATACTTTTCGCTTAATAGAAGCACAAATTAAACACCTAGAACAATCGTTTAAAAATTCACTTCAAACTGAAAAGCCGGTTCAAGCCACTTCCAAGAATGAAGCCGAACAGATTAAAAACGTGTTTGATACATTCAACCAAAAACTGAAAATTGAAAAGGAGTTCCAAAAATGGACTTAGAAAAAACCCTATCTGAAGGGCTTGAATCGGTAAAGGGACACGTAGATACCCTTAAAAATGATTTAGAAGCTCGTTACGACAAACTTCAAGAAGAAGTAAAAGCTACTGGACAAGCTGACGAAGCTACCAAAGGCGAAATTAAAAACCTAGAGCAAATTATTGCTTCTCAAAAAGAGCGTATTTCTGCTATTGAGAAATCTGCTAATAGACTAGGTTCTAACGGCCAACCTACTTCTATGAAGTCTAAAGTACAAAGCGCTTTAGAAGCCAAAGAAGTGCAGGAGCAAATGGAAGCGTTTAAGTCTGGTAATATATCTGGCTTTACTATGAACACCAAAGCGGTTATTACTGAAGGTGATGCCTATACTGGTGATGTAGTACCAGCTGACTATGTTGCAGGCTTCAAGTTTGACCCAGAGCGAAGAACACACGTACGACAGTTCTTGCCAAACGGTACCACTAACAGTGATAAGATTCGATATATCAAAGAATCTAACTTCACCGATAACACTGCGGTAACTGCTGAAGGTGATGCTTCTGGACAGAATGACTTCGACCTAACTGCAACTGATGCCGTAGTGGAAAAGATTGCTGCGCACTTCCGTGTTTCTAAAGAAGCATTGAATGATACTGC